AACCTAACGGTAAAGCTCAAATGATTGTTTTTTATTCTGAGGATGAAGAAAAGAAACAGAATGAGATTGAGCGGACAGGCATTAAGGGTTTAATAAATAAAGTTAATCGTATTTTAAATGGATAGCTATGGATAAATTAGAACGCCTAAAAAGAATAGTAGATAATAATTACGCCGAAAGAGAGCGAGAGAGTACTAGGCTAATGAAGCGTGATGAGAATTATAATCTAATTAAATCATCTCCCAATCTTAAGCTGACCGAGTTCTTTTGTTCTAAGCACCAGTTAGACTTTACTACTTTAGCTTATAAGCAAGTTAGCGGTGATAAGGCTGTTTATAAAGCTGACTGCCCTAAATGCTCGTGTGAGCCTAATTATTCGTTTACAAAGCGTTGTGAGAGGTATATTACAGATAGATTTAAAGACCCTTATTATAATGAGTCTTTATTAATAAGAAAACAGAGGTTTGACGCTAGAGATGACTTATTACAGCCGGGCGACCCAAGATTTAATCTTTTATATGGCGGCAATAGAAATAAAATTATTCAATAATAAATAAATTTATGTGGAAAATTGCTAAAACATTTCCTCAAACACCAGAAGGAGAAGAATTAGTTTTATTTTATTACGAGCAAGATACGCAACAGTATGTAAAACTAACAAGAAAGCATACTTGTCTTTATAAATACTCTTGGAATGGTTTTAGTGCTAGCTTTAATAATGTAAAGATAGAACTAATTTTGTCTAGCGTAGAATAATTAAATGCCAGAAGACAAGAAAACAATTGACCCGTCCGAATACTCAATCATCGCTTGGATTACTTCTAATAGTTTTAAAAGTGAAAAGGGTGAGGTGCTAGACTTTAAAGACCGTTTATTTCTTTTGGATATTTTAGCTGATTGGTCTAATAATATCGTAATAAAAAAGTGTTCGCAGATTGGCGGTTCGGTTATTTTTAATATTAAATTGTTATTTGCTTTAGCTAAATATAAGCAAAATATTATATATACATTTCCTTCTGAAACAGATGTTAACGAGTTTGTAAGTTCTAAGACTAACAAGCTTATTGAGCAAAACAGGCACATCTCAGAGCTTAAAGCTTTATCAACCGATAATGTTCAGCGTAAAGAGATAAATGGAAGGTTTGCCTTCTTTAAGGGGACTATCTCAAAGACGGCGGCGATTATGACGACTGCACAAATACTTATTCACGATGAAGCTTCAAGAAGCGATCAAAAAATACTTGATTTTTATCAGAGCAGAACTAAGGGTGTAGATAGGGCAAAAGAATATTATGCTCGTTGGTTGTTCTCTAACCCGACCACTGAAAAGGATTTGTTAGACCAAGAGTGGCAAAAGAGTGATAAGAAAGAGTGGTTTATAACTTGCCCTCATTGTAAGTTAAAACAATATCTCGTTTGGCCTGATAACATTGACTTAAAGCGTAAAGAGTTTATCTGTTCCTCGTGTAAAGGCGTGATTGACAGAGAAGTAAGGAGAAAAGGATATTGGGAAAAGACTCAGCCTGAAAGCTCTATCTCTGGTTATCATATCAGTCATTTGATGTGTCCGTGGATTACTGCCGAGCAGATTATAGAAGACAGCGAGAAAGACCAAGAGTATTTTTATAACTTCGTGTTGGGTGAGCCTTATAATCCGGGCGACCTGTCTGTGTCCCGTTCCACTATCCTTGACATCTGGACTCCGCAGAAACTTGAAACAGGCAAATACTTTTTAGGGGTTGATGTTGGTAATATTAAACACTACTGTTTAGGTTCGGATAAAGGAATAACAAAGATAGGCACTTTTAGAGAGTGGTATGAGCTAGATGACATCTTAGACTTCTATAAGCCTGTAATGGTTATTGACGCTATGCCAGAGAACAATATGAGTAAGTATTACGTTGAGAAACGTCAAAACTGCTTTATGTGTTATCTTAACAGGGATAAGGAAAAGAACAGGGTTATTACATTTGGGGAGGGAGAAGACATAGGGATTATTCACGCTGATAGAAATAGAGCTTTAGACCAGCTTATTAATGCGATGTTAAATGCCGAGTTCCTTCTCAACATTACAGCTGATAAGAACTTGAGAGAGTATATTAAGCATTGGGAAACTATGAGGAGGGTTAAAGAAATAGATGGAATGGGAGTTGAGAGATATATATGGACTTCAACAAATTCCATTGATCACTATGTTTTTTCATCACTTTTTTGGTATATGGCTAAAATGACTATCGGTGCTGGCGTAGTAATAGACTTTAATCAGAAGCCAGTTGAAGCTATTATTAGAAGGTCAGACGGTGAGTTTAATAATATTGGTGAAGCCTTAGAAGAATTAAATTTATAGTTATGCGTAAAAACAAAGAGGTAGTTGTTTATCTTAAAGAAGATGATGCACTACTATTCGTTGAGTTTCAAAAGTATTACGAAGTATTTAAAGCAATGCTTGAAGCTGGTGCTTTTCACACAATAAACGGAGAAGTTAAGCTAAATTTTAACTGCGACGGGCTGCTTATGAACATAGAAAAAAGGACTATTCTGTACCAGAGGAAGAAAGCAGAAAAAAATGCTTGACCAGAATTTAACGTAGTGTTATAATTTAATTAGATTACATTCCCTTACAGGAGGCGGAGAACTCCTAACCAAATGCGGGAATAAATTAGTTGCTTTACGGCGATTGATTTATTCTCGTTTTTTTATTATATGATAGATGTTTCAAAACTAGACGATAAACAGTTAATTAATCTTATCAACTCTCGCTGGAATGAGGGTGATAGTGTTTTTAGTATCGTATCTAAGACTTATGACAAGAATACTATAGCTTATGACTCAGATACTAACTCGGAAAGACTGCCTGAATATCTAAGACGATTACCTAATGACAAGCCTAAAGTGAGGGCTAACCGTATCTTTGCTAATACTGAAGCGGTTATTAACGCTGTTATTGCTAATCCGCCTAAACCTAATATTCTGCCAAATCGTTCTACTCAAGAAGCGATTGATTTAGCTCAATTACAAGAGAAGTTCTTTGTTAAGAGATATGAAGATAGGAACGTCAAAGAAACCTTAAGGAAGGCGTTAAGAAACCTTTACTTCTCTCGTCTTATGGTCATCAAAGTCTTTTGGAACTCAATGATTGATGATTTTGACGTTGTATCAGTTGACCCTCGTAAAATCAGAGTATCGCCTAAGTGTACTAAGGAGGAGGAAAGTGAATACTGTATTGAAGAGGTAGAAGCTGATTTAATTACATTATTGGGCAGGTTTTCGTCTAAGAAAGCGGAGATTTTAGAGAAGTTCTCATATAAGACTGAAGAAGACGCTTATATTAACAATCCTAAATGTGTTTATAAAGAATGTTGGATTGATAACCGGCTTGTTTGTAAATACAACGACTTAATCCTTTCAAATATCCGTAATCCTTATTGGGATTGGGACGGGATGATTTTAACTGAAGAAGAGCAGAATACTTTAGCTTCTAATCCAGAGAAACGAAAGAGTACACTTGAAGGTGCTTACTCAGACCAGTATAATCGCCAACCTGAAACCACAGAAGGGGCAACAGAGGGCGATGAGGACGAAAGTGGTATAAACACTAAGAACTACTTCTTTAATCATTTTAACTACGTTAGAAAGCCTTACATCTTTGCTACTATTTTAAATAACGAAAACTCTCCTATTGGTCGCACTTCGTTTATTGAAGAATCTGCTTCTTTACAGGAAAATGTAGATAGACGCAAGCAACAAATCCACGATAACGCCGATATGATGAATGGGCTACTTAAAGTTGACTCGTCTGTCGTGTCTTCTAAAGCAGGAGCTCAAAAGATAAGACGAGATATAGCCGCTGGATTTATTTGGGGTAAAGGAGTAGTTAGTGGAGTGGCGATTGACACAGGTTCTTCACTCCCTGGCTTTATAATGGAAGATATGATTGATAGCAGAAATGAGATAGATAATATAATGGCGGCTTCCTCGGCTTTTAGAGGGGAAAGACAAGGTCAAGAAACTAAGGCCGGTCGCCTTGCCTTAATAGAGCAATCTTATCTACGCTTAAATGAGCTGGTTCAAGTAATAGATTATGTCTGTCAAGAAATGTTTAACTGGATGTATCATTTAGCTAAGGTTAAATACACTGAAACTCACTATGCTAAAGAAATGGGCGAAGATAACGCTTTAAAGGTTATTGAATTACAACGTAATGACTTTGAGGACGGAGTAGAAGTTAAGGTTATTAGTGGCAAAACTCTTCCAGAAGATAGACAGTTTAAAATGGAACAAGCTCAAGCTGATGTTCAGAAAGGAATTATTGCCCCGATTGATTACTTTAAGACTGCTGGTTATGACAATCCAAGCGAAACCGCTCAGAACGCTGTTAAGTTTCAACTTAATCCAGCTGTCGCAGTTGGTATTAGTCCTGAAGAACTGGCTCAATTAGTGCCACCGCAAGAGTCTGAGAAGAAACCGCCTAGTGCTTCTATTAGTTTTAAAGACCTTCCGCTGGACGGGCAAATACAATTGGCGGAGCAGGCAGGAATACAACTAAATCCAGAATTAGCTTTAGCCGATAATCTCTCTAAAAGAGAAAATAGTAAAAAACCAGAGCCAATAATAAAAGAAGATAAAACAATTAAAGATAAAGTTTAGGTTTTTGACTCCTAGTCTAGCGGAATCCAAGATTAGGGGCTAACAACTTAATAGACCAAGCGGTTGCTTTTCAGTCTAATGACCAAGTTAAGCAAATGGCAGTCAAAATAAAAGTATGTTGATTGAAGGAAACATTGACGTATCTAGTGTGTCAGAGCTTAGTGGAGTAGTCCCAGAAGAAATTAAGGAAACTCCAGAAACTCCTGAGAGCAGTTCTGAAGAAGAACCAAGCACTGAGGAAACGCCTGAAACACCAGAAACGCCAGAGGTTGCGGAAACACCGGAACCAGTGAAAGATTTATACGAACTTCCTGACGGAAGAAAAGTAGATGCTGAAACTCTTACTAAAGAGTGGAAGGAAAACTTTTTGCCCGATTATACCAGGAAGTCGCAAGAACTTTCCAAACTAACTAAAACTAACGAACCTAAACCTCAAGAAAGAGGAGCTGATTGGGTGCCTGAAAGTTATGCTGAGATAGTAAAAGTCGCTAAAGAAGAAGCGATTAATCAAATTATTTCGGAACAACAAACCAAAACACAGCAACAACAAGAAGCGGAAAAACTTATTACTTCTCAACTAGAGGAGATTAAAAAGGAAAGTCCGACAATTGATGAAGCTAAGTTATTTCAGCACGCTAATAAATACCAATTCTCCGACCTTAAACTCGCCTTTCAGAATATGAAGGAGATGAATATGGTCGCTAAGAATACCGAGAAAATAGTCCAGAAGAATATCGCTGCCAGAAAAGATGAACCAGTAGCTGGAAAGCCGTCTGGTAAACCTGCGGAAAGCGGTATTGAATGGTCCGGAGTACAATCTCGTGGTGGTTTATCAGCCCTTGAGTATTTACAGAGTTTAGAAAAATAAAACTATGCAATTTTCAAGTGCGGTCACTACGACCACAAGAGAGCATATAGTACCCCGTGTCTTTGATACTGTGACTAAAGGCTCTCCATTATTAATGATGTTGTTAAGAAACGCTAAGCCGTGGAAGAGCGGTTATCGCTATGATAATATCTTTAAGTTTAAAGATTCTACCAATGGCGGTAATATCGGTATTGCTGATCAATTAGACACTGATAGACAAGATGTCCGTGTTAAAGGTAATTTTGAAGTTAAAGGTGCTTATAAGCCAGTTGTTGTTGCTAACATTGAGGAAGTGTTAAACGCTGGTGATGAACAGGTTGTTAATTTACTAGAAGCCGAGTTTGACTCTCAAGCTCAATCTCTTTGTAATTTAATGGCTGAAAATCTTTATACTGGAACTGGTACAGGTACTTCTTGGGATTCAATTGCTAACGCAGCAGATGACAGTACAAATTATTCAACCTATGCTGGTTTATCTCGTTCCACTTATCCAACTCTTGATGGTTACTACTTAGCTTCTGCTGGTGCTTTGACTTTAAACAAGTTAGCAACTGCTTATGACTCAGTAGAAATCGGAATTGATAAGCCTAGCGTAATTGCTACGACTAAGACTTTATGGAGTGCTTACGAAGCTCTTTTAACTCCGACTGTAAGAGCTGGTTATTCCCAGAGTGGTTATCCTCGTATGGACAACTACGGTATCGTTCCTAAAGGTGATGCCTTAGCTGGTAATCAGGGCTTTGATGTCCTATTTTTCCGTGGCACACCGATTATTAAAGATGAACAATGCCCATCTGGTAAAATGTTCTTGGTTAATACCAATTACTTCGGATTTAAGGGAGTTGATATGAGCAAAATTCAGGGTGTTGAAAAGCTAAACTTTAAGAAGACTTCTGACGGCGTTCCTATGGGAGTACCGGGCAGAGTTCCGTCTACTTTAGGGTTCAACTTCCGTATCTTTATGTCACCTGTTGACCAGTTGGCTAAAGTCGGTCACCTTTTGTACTTTGGTAACTTCACTTCTGAAAACCCACGTCTACAAGGACAAATGAGCGGACTTACAGCTTAGTTTAATTCACTAAAGACCTTTGACCTGAGGGGGAGCTTAAAAACTCCCCTATCGGAGAGGGCAAAATAATATGAACTTAGAAGAATTTATCCCAGGAGTAAAATATAACGGAGTTAATACCGATAAAGATATTTCTGCTTCTGGAACTAATAATTTAACAGGAACATCTAATTTAACAGGACAAGTTAATCTAGGTGCTACTTTAAAGAAAGTTCCTACTCTTGGAACCGCAACAACTGTATTAGACGCACAAAGTGGAACTGCTACTATTGCTCAATTATTAGGAGGTATTTATACCCATAATTCAAAAACTGGAGCTGGAACATTAACAACTCCAACAGGAGCCGAGATATCAGCTGGTGTCGCTGATGTTGCTGTGGGGACTACTTTTGATTGTTGGTATTATAACTATGGAAGTCAAACTGTTACATTAACAGCTGGAGCTTCTGGAGTTACTATGAAAGGGACTGTAGCTGTTACTACAGGGAAATCAGCTATTATGCGTTTTGTAAATACAGCCGCTAATACTTGGTTGGTATATTGTATAATAGGATAATAATTAATTAATCTAATGGGACGATGTCCCAGAAGTGCTTATTAGGGAAGACCTAATAGGCTGAAAAATAAAAATATGAAAGACATTTCATTTCAGGCCGTGCAAGACACGCCAACAACCCCTTCGTTTAAATTAGGAGAAAGAGCAATGACTCCTGACGGTCGTGAGTGGGTTTATGTTAAAGCTGACTCTGCTTTAGCCGCTGGTTCTGTTGCTGTGCCAGACGCAGTAACCGCTGTTGACACTGTATCGTCTTCAACAGACGGACAAGGTCGTATCGTTTATATAACGAAGGCTTCTGCTGGTTGGACAGTCGGACAGTTTGCTGACTCTATCGGTGTCGTTGATGATGGCACAGGAGCTGGTCAAACTTTCAAGATTAAGACCAATACAGCTGATACTTTAATCTTGTACCCAGAGAGTGCTTTAGCCACTGCTTTAGCAGTCGCTGACTCTGACATTACAATCCGTTCAATGGCGATTGTTGATAAGGCTGCGGTTACTAGCCCATTACAAAGTGCTGTCGGTATTGCTCAAGTAGCTTTTGCTGCTGGTGATTACGGTTGGTTACTTACTAATGGTGATGGACACGTATTAGCTGGTGAAGTTCTTATTATCGGCGCTGGTTTCACAACTGGCGATGATACTACAGGACAGGTTATTAAGAGTGTTATTACTGAAAACGTATTAACTGCTCAACCTTTAGGTATTTGTTTAGTAGCCAATGCGGCCGCTGACAAATTAGCTTTAGTTAGAGTAAATATTCGCTAGATTATCGTCTCTAGCCCTTTATGGGGCTAGGATACGGCAATTTAGCCGTCTATTATGGGAAAAGTGAAGCCCATAATCAAGTAAAACATTAACTATATGTTAGGAGAAAATCCAACACAAGTTAGCCCTAATTTGGGCAAGGTCGTTATCTTCACCAACATTGACGACCAAGATTTTGAACACGCTTATAACGGACAACCGTTTCGTGTTCCCGCTGGTGAAAGTCAGCATATGCCGTTTGACTTAGCTAATCATTTAGCTACTCATCTGGCTCGTAAAATCCTCTTAAGAGGTGACGGAGGTAAAAACATCTACGACCCTACTGACAAAAGCGGTGGAAGTGGAATAAAAATCTTCGGAGAAACTGAGGAAAGAAAGTTAAAAGACAAAATCCTCGGCAACACTTATCAGGTTGAAAGACCAAGAGAGGAAAACGAGGTTGAAAGACTACAAAGAGAAGTCAAAGAGCTTAACAAGTTCGTAAAAGACAATGTTCCCGGTCTTAAGGCGGTAGAGTCTACACCTATCGTTGACGGAACTGATGGCTACGAAACAAAAGCCGATGTTATCGCCAAGCTAAACTCTTTAGGAATAAAGTTTGATGCAAGGCAGAACAAAGACAAGCTGATTGAACACTTAAACAACTCACTAAAAGAAAATGTCTAATTTCGTTATTCCAATAGAAGAGTTTAATGAAAAAGCTGAACTAGCGGCGGTTGGTCAAAAGCTGGCTGTCGCTCGTTCCGAGCTTTCTATTTTAAAAGAGCAAAAAGACTCGTTCCTTAAAGAACAAATTGACGAAACACAGGCTGAAATAAATAAGTATGTCAAAAACTCTAATGACGCTTTAAAAAATTTATCAAAATATCGTCAAGAGTTAGAAGATTTTAGAAAAGTTATCACTTCTTATGCTACTGAACTAGAAGAAAAGCGTAAAAATCAAGAAAATATAATCAAGGAAGCTGACAACACACATAAAAAGACTTTAAAAATATTAAATGAAAAGAATTTAGAGCTTGATACTATAAATCGTGAAATAAAAATGGAAATAGAAGGAATTAAAGCTCGCAAAGAATTTCAAGATAGACGAGAGAGTGAATTAAACGATAAAGAGCGAGCGGTTAATGACAAATATAAGGCTTTAGAACAAGCTGTTAAACATTTAAAAAAATAGTATGGAGGCAAAAAAAGACGGCAACCGAATATCAACTTTACTCGGCACTTCAAATGTTGACGGTGAAACTCCTATTGTAATTCAAGCCGACACGACTACTCACGTCTTAGAAGTTTCTGATGGCTCTAGTGGGTCCGATTTATCCAGTGACATCGCATCAAGAGATGCTAATAGAGTTCCTGTCTTAATGGGCGTATCAGAAACTGACGGAGAAACCCCAGTGGCTATTTATGCCGATGCTGACGGCAAGCTATTAATAGACTCAAATTAAATTTTAAATATATGGACGCAAAAAGAGATTCTAATCGTGTAACAACTTTATTAGGTGTTAGTAATGTGGACGGAACGACCCCAGTAACGCTTTATGCCGACCCAACAACTCACCGTCTTTTGGTTAGTTCTGACGCTGGTGCTGGCACAGTTACCTCTGTCGCTGCTCTAACTCTAGGAACTACTGGAACAGATTTAAGCTCAACAGTAGCTAATGGAACAACTACCCCTGTAATCACATTAAATGTCCCAAATGCTTCCGCTTCTAATCGTGGTGCTTTAAGTGCTGCCGACTGGACTACTTTTAATGCTAAAGCTCCCTCAACCTCTCCAACTTTTGCTACCTCAATAACTGGTTCTTATTTAACATCTTCAGAGATGCTAATAACCGACGCTGATAAGAAAATAGTATCAGCTCCTGTCGCTACTTATCCCTCATTAACCGAATTAAGTTATGTAAAAGGTTTAACTTCGGCTATTCAAACTCAATTAGGTGCTTTAGTCCCTAACTCTCTCTACGACGCTCACACCGTCTTATACGCCACTACAGACGATACTCCAGCCGCTTTAACCGTAGGAGAACAAACAGTTGTCGGTAGGGCTACTGGTGGAAATATTTCAGCTCTTGCTATTGATAGTGATTTATCAAGTGTTAGTGCTAATGACGATACAATACCAAGTGCTAAGGCGACTAAGGCTGCCTTAGATGGCAAGATGTCCAACCCAATGACTACTGCTGGTGATGTTATTTATGGTGGTGCTAGTGGAACACCAACTCGTTTAGGAGTAGGAACAGCTGGTCAAGTCTTAACGGTAAATAGTGGAGCAACTGCTCCTGAATGGGCTACTGCTTCAGGCGGAACATCTCTCTGGACTGCTATAACAGGAACAAGAGTTTCTAATACAACAATTACAGTAGCTACAGATTTAACAGCAATATTCAAAAAAGGGATGATAGTCCGTTGGCAAGAGAGTGGGGTTGATAAGGTTGCTTATGTAAGTATTCCAAGCACATACAGCGACCCTAATACAACTATAACCATCTGCGGTTCGACCTGTGCTAGTATAGACGCTAGCTCGTTTAAGTATTCTTCAATTCTTGATATAGAACAATTTGCTCGTCAATTTGCGTATGCTGGGACTGTGGGAGCTACCGCAACAGATGTAATGAACGCATATTACGCACCAGAACCAATGTTAGTTTTAGGAGCCGAATTATATACAGGAACAGTTGCTTCAACTTCTGGTAATACAGTAATTGACATAAATAAAGGTGGAACAACGATGTTCACTGCTAAGCCGACTATTGCTTATAACGCCTTAACAGTAGCAACTCCTTTCGCTGCTGATAGTGGCTCTGCTTTGGCTCTAAACGATAGAGTAAGTATTGATATTGATACCGTAACTAGCACAACATTCCCAGTTGATTTATATGTTAGTCTTAAAATCTTTCCTTCACGCTTTTTAACTTTAGAATAATATGACAAATGGCGAATACTTAGGAGCAGGTAGCTCTACAACAAAATTATTATTACATCTTAATGGAAATTCTACCGACTCATCAGGAAATGGAAATAATGGAACTGACACAAGTATCACCTACTCTCAAGCTAATGGTAAGTTTGGAATGGGGGCAGGGTTTAATGGGAGTAGTAGTTTTATTACAGTTCCTAATATTTTAGATTTAAGAGGGCCTTTTACTATTTCCTGTTGGGCAAAATTTGGAGCCAACAAAGAAGCTGGTATAGTATCTAAGGGTTTACATAGTGATTCAACAATGCAGTGGTCTATAAGAACAGCATCAGTTGGAGCAAATTATACTATAAGATTTGGAG